AGAAGCTGTAGATATCTATCGTGCCGCTGGATTTACAGGCCATGTCTATTTGATGCCGGTGGGCGGTGTTGAAAGTGTATATGCACTAAATAATCGCCGTGTTGCTGAACTAGCAATGAAGAATGGCCTTCGTTACAGTGATAGATTGCAAGTGCCGTTGTTTAAGAATGAGTGGGGTACATAATGAACTTTATTAAAAAATTATTGGGCTTTGACAAAATTGAAGCTAACATTGCAATAGCCAACAAACTGTTAGAAGAAGCTACTGTTAAAAAAGAAGAAGCAGAACAAGCATTAAAGGTTGTTCAAGAACAAGAAGAATTGGCCAAGCTAACACCAAAAGAACGTGCTACACGTAAGAAAGAACCATGGGTCGGAGTATTGAATACACACGTCAATAAAGACAATGTTCGTAATGGCTTTTTTGAGCTTGACTGGAATGAGCCATTTGTGTTAAAATTAAAACAAGAAGGCTACGGTTTCGACGGTGATAAGGATGAAGAAATTGTTGATCGCTGGTTCCGTGAGCTATGTGCCAATGTTGTGGTTGATGGCGATTTTGGTGGTCCTATTAATACCGGTGTCATAGACATCAATAAAGTAAAGAAGAATAATCAATGACATATATTTTAGTTGATACTGCTAACACGTTCTTTCGTGCGAGGCATGTTATTAACGGTGATGCCGATATTAAACTTGGCATGGCATTTCATATTACCCTGAACTCTATTAGAAAAGCATGGCAGCAGTTTAATGGCAGTCATGTTATCTTCTGTTTAGAAGGTCGCAGTTGGCGTAAAGACTATTATGCTCCTTACAAGCGTAACCGTTCAGATGCTCGTGCTGCTCACACAGAAAAAGAACAAGAAGAAGAAAAAGTATTTTGGGAAGCATTTGATACTTTTAAAGATTTTATCACAGAAAAGACTAATTGTACAGTGCTACAACACGGTCAGTTAGAAGCTGACGATTTAATCGCAGGCTGGATACAAAGCCATCCGCAAGACAATCATGTTATCATTTCAACCGATACAGACTTTGTACAGTTAATTGCGCCTAATGTCAAACAGTACAACGGTGTAATGGAATGTACTATTACACACGAAGGACATTTTGACGATAAAGGTCGTCCTATTATTGACAAGAAAACACAGTTGCCTAAGCCTGCACCTAATCCAGAATGGTTGTTGTTTGAAAAGTGTATGCGTGGCGACACAAGTGATAATGTATTCTCTGCATATCCAGGAGTGCGCACTAAAGGCACTAGCAAAAAAGTTGGACTTACAGAAGCGTTTGAAGATCGTAACACAAAAGGCTTTAACTGGAATAATCTGATGCTTCAACGTTGGACTGATCACGAAGGCAAAGAACATCGAGTATTAGAAGATTATGAACGTAATCGTAGGCTTATCGATCTTACTCAACAGCCCGACGATATTAAAAAGATTATTGCAGAAACTATTTCAACTGCAACGTCAGCTGACAAAGATATTAGTCAGGTAGGTATTAGGCTTATGAAATTTTGCGGATTGTATGATCTAAAGAAAATTTCTGAGCAAGCAGCTAGTTATGCAGAACCATTAAATGCGAGGTATATACTATGACCGAATTACATGCTAAACCGATTATCGATAATAAATTTTGGATTGTTGAACAAGACGGAGAAAAGGTTGCTACTCTTCGAAAGAATGAAGACAATCGATTTGTTATGAGTAACGAGGGTGGTATAAAAATTTATGATACCAAAAAAAGTCTTACAGATCATTTTGGTAAAAACTTTTTTGTTGTAAAAATTATTAAAGAATCTAACGATTCATTGCCTAATGAAGTACATGGGTTCCCTACTAGTACCGAACCTCACAATGCCATGTTTGATATTAGAAAAAAACTTCCATTGTTTACTAAAAGCAGCGATTCAAAAAGTCTGTATTGTGCAGGATATTACACAATTAAATTTGAGAAGGGCTGGGTCAAAAGTTTTTGTCCTAAAAAAATTACTCTTGAACGTTATCCTTACAAAGGTCCGTTTAAAACAGATTTTGAAATGAAACAGGTATTGTCTAATGTCTCAAAATAATGTTCCGAATACGTTACCTACTGTTGAAAAATTAATTCAACGTGTAAGTATTGCTGAAAAAAGTCAGCAAAAAGAAATCCGTATTACTATACAAGAAGCTAGAGACTTAACTGCTGAATTATCTATATTAACTGCTAAATTAGGTCGTACCGTTCAAGAAATACATGCTATGCTGGCTGAAATACGCGAATCAACAACCAAAATAGACGTAAAATTTGACGGTGGCGGCTTCTAAAGAAGATAAATATATACGTGGTTAATTAGGAACACGTATAGATGTCAAGACCAAAACCAAAGATACTTTTAGAATACGCTAACAAAGAAACTTTTAAAATCGAGCAGATCCTCGACAGCGAAGCCATTTGGGCAGTATTTTATAAAGGTCAACCATTCAATCTTAAGAGTGGCAGTTTAGTTGCTAGCTATCCAGGACCCAAATATAAAAAAGTAAGTTTTTCAAATCCAGGTCACGCTTACAATTTAGCAAAAAAATTAAATCGACTTTTTAAAACCAACGACTTCGCTGTTTATAAACTAACCTCAGGCGAAGAGGTAAAATAATATGGACATCAAGGATACCTATACCAGGGTATTCTTGCAGGCAGCAAATCAGATGTCTGATTCCGATACCGTTAAAAAATATAAATCTTTGTGGTGGTGGAATTTTAGATCAAAAGATTCTGGTGGTCTACGATTGACAGAAGAGGCCTTGGCTTTTATTCAAGAAGATGCTAAAATAAAAACATACAAAATAGAGTTTCCTAAAGAGTTTGCATTTACTCCGCAGGTGCTAGTTTGGTTAGATAATTTTATTGATTCACCATTTTATATTACTAAAAAGTTTATTGTGGTTTTGAAGGAAAAAGCAGCCTTTGAATTATACTTGTTTTCAGGAGATATCCGTAAATTAGGTTATAACAAAGCCCTAGCCAAAAGATTAAGCCAAGAATCAGTATCAGAATAAACTACTCTTATAAATATTTTCACGATGTTTGACTTGAATCCTATAGATGTGTTAAAGCAGAGAAAATTAAAAACACTGCCTCCGCATTTTTTAAAAATGAAGATTTCAGATTCTGAGTTATTTGATGGTGTAGAGGATTGGGTAAAAACTAAACTTAAAGGTCGGTATTGTTTAGTTAGGTCCCCAGGAATTGACGAAGATGGAAATTTAAAATCATCTACATATATAGGCTTTGAGCAACAGAAAGAATTAACGTATTTTATGCTTGCATGTTCACAATTAAGGAGAAACTAATGTCAGAAGAAATTAAAGAACAAGTTGCACAAGCACCAGCTGTCGAAGGTGCTAACACAGAAGCAGCAGCGCAACAGCCCCAGGGTCCAGATTTAAATGTCAGCGATCTTGTGGCGCTTAAGAGTATTATCGAAATTGCTACACAAAGAGGAGCGTTTAAAGCTAACGAATTAGAGGCCGTAGGTAAAACTTTCAACAAGTTAAACGTATTCCTCGAAGCGGTAGCTAAAAAGGAGGCCTAATATGGCACAGCCGTTAAAACACATTGGTAGAACAAAAAACACAGGTGTAAAACTTCTAGTGGTATTTAGAACATTACCTGGCGAATCAAACATGGCTCTAGTATTGCCTGTGGCTAATTTATCCGATTCGTATCACGATTCAATTATGACTTTGGTAGAAACTGAACAGGCACAGGATGCTTTTGAGTTTGGTGAAATTATGTTCACACGTACTTTCCCAGACGGACGGCCAATGCTGCAGGCACTACAGGCAGACGGACGCTTACAAAAACTTCCTACAGACACAATCGTAATGACTCCTACTACTCAGGATTCAGTAGATCTAACACAGCTGAACGTGTTAATTGCAGAACAAAAAAATTGTGCTGTTGATGATTTGTACACGTTTGTTTCAGGCGCTCCAAAAAAATCTGGTACAGTTGTGGAAGATGTAGTATCTGTTAAGGATCTAGCACCTAACGTAGATCCTGACATTCCTGCGCCAGTGCGGGCACAAGCTGCAAACGATCAAGCATTGACAGACAAGGATATTGCTAAGAGTTATCGAAGTCAAGCAGACGCCATGTACAAAGAAGCAGCAAAACTTCGCAAAGAAGCAGATGAACTAGATCCGCCACAAAAGAAAACTGCAAAGAAGGTAGAAGAATCGACTAATGCCTAATCCTTTGTTTAGACCGCCGAGACATTTGGTAAAAGAGTGGCCGGAGGTTTTTGAAGATCTGTATATGAATACCATGCCAGTGGCTTATCTAGAATCAATACATCTAGAATTTGCCGATGGCAGGGTATGGAAAATTGATGTTAAAGATCAGCTAACTCAGGAAGACCCCGAGATCATAGCAGATCGATTACTTGAAACCTTGACCGAATATAAAGAAGAAATTAAAAAAATAGACTTTAAGGTCGATATTGATAGATTAAAAAAAGATATATTAGATTCAACCAAAAGCATACTTTAAATTAATTATAAGACCTGCTAGAATTTAATTTTCCTAACATGTTAAGCAACAGCTTTAACGTTAATTAAAACACATTGTATTTTCTTAAAATTTTATAGTATTCAGTAAACGTGTCTTTAAAATTTTGATTTCTAATCTGATCCATTTCGTTGGTTATTCTTAAAAAATTATCTAATTCTATTTTGTTGTAGTTATCTACTTTTAAAAAATTTTCTATTTGTAATTTTTGAGTTAATTGTTCTGTTTTATGTAGTATTTCATTTTTTACGTTGTTAGGTAATATTGACGGATTATAATGTGCTGGGTCGGTTACAAAATTATAAGAAATTATAAAATTTTTAAAATAGTCCTCAAACTCTTGTAGATAAAATATATTTAAAATTGACACAGTTTGCATTATTTGAAAATTTATATTATGATTATCCGTTGACAATACTGTTAACCATTCTAAAAACTTTGTTATATCTTCCCACTTAGATGGGTATCGAATATATCTGTTTCGATCTTCGATATCATCAATCGATAACATTAAATTTACATTTTTAAATTCTTTCCAAACATCGCAATAATCGTTGTTTATTATTGTAGCATTTGTACTGTATTGTATTTCGATATTTTTTGCAAGATCTAGGTCTATCAACTTTTGAAGAAAAGTTTTGTGTTTGTCTATTAATAGCGGTTCGCCACCATTAATATAAAGATATCTTAGTTTGCTAGATTTTTCAATTAGTAAATTCCAAAAATTATCGTCAAGCGGCCAATCAAATAATTGTTGATCTATTGTTTGAACTTTAGGAAAAAGTACTTTCCAATCTGATTTTAATCGAGTACTACTTTGAGGATTGCAGGTTCGACAGGCCAAGTTGCAATGATTCCCTAATCTAAGTTCAACAAATTCAAAATCAATATTATCAATAAATCCACTATTATCAGTAATTGAGGCAGCTTTCTCTAAATTAAAATTTAATCTCTTTGATTCTCTTATGCGTTTACTTTCAAGACCTTGCTTTTCATAATTAAAACATTTTTGACAACTAGGCGGAATTTCATTATTCAACATCTGAAGTCTTACCTGTTTAAAATAATTACTATTCATAATGTTATCAAATTTATATTTTTCTGAATGTAATGTTGTATATGTTAATGGGTTATAATTTTTAGCTTCTGATGCTCGACCGGTGTGATCACTTTCGCAACAAAGAGTTATGCTTCCGTGCGGATGTGTTGCTAGATGCGTCCACGGCAGCGGACAAAATGTTTTACTCATATTGAATCCCACCATGTTCTAGCATAATCAGGTAAACTTTCTTTAAAAGTTATCGATTGTGTTCTTTTTGATTCTAAAAAGTTAACTGTGCTTTTTGCTTGCTTTCTTCCGTTTTGAAATTTATCGGGCCATTGCTCTTCAAATGTTTGGCGTTTTAACAAATCTAATAATACTTCTTTATATATTTTATTTTTAACAGTTAATTTTGGTTCAATATATTCTAACAATTCATTAACAATTTTTTCTAAAATGTCTCTAGGAAGTATTAATGGCGACATAGGAATGCTAGGATCAAATGCAAATGTAATTTTTAAATAAGATTTTACATTTAATTCTGTAACTACATCAAATAATTCTTTTAAATTAAACAGTCCTAGAGTCGTTAATGTTACATCAAATACAAGAGCATCATCTCCAAATTGATCAATTAAAAACATTCCTTTTTTAAAATTATCTAACCACTGATTCCAGTCCAATCCAGTTCTAATATATTCTCCAACCTTGCCTACTCCGTCAATGCTTGCACATACATTGACTCTTTTAAAATGCGGTAACATTTTATATAAATCGTATTCCTTGTAGGTAATCTTGCTAAGATTAGTATTATATCTAACAATAACATTTTTACTTTGACCGCTTTGAACTAGCTGATTCATTATAGACCAATGTTTTTCCATCATCAGAGGTTCGCCGCCTACCCAGTATATTTCTTCTATAGTATTATTATCAACAGCACGTTGTAATTCTTCTTCTAATACATTTTTTTGAAATACAGATATTTGTTGTCTAGTTTTTGGAACCAACCATTTATCTTTTTTAAAATCAATTTTATTATATTTTATTTTTTCAGTTTCCCAGCTGCTGGACAACTGTTCGCCACACATTCTACATTTGAAGTTGCACAAATTAGAAATTCGATAGTCGTAGCTGATTGGTTTTAATGTTGTGTATCCAGTGCTATCTGTGTTTTCTAAAATTTCATCAATTTTATGAGGGAATAATGTTTCTGTAAAATACTTTTTATATGTGTGAATATTTAATATTTGATTGTTACAGATATCGCATTGACTAATTTTTTCTCCATTAAGTATACGTTTCCTTATATCTTTCATGTATTCGCTATTCCAATGCTCATCTAGCGACACTGGATTAAATTCTAAATCGTTATCTACACCACTATCAATATATTGTTTTTGAAAAGAAGCATCTTCACGACTTGCACAACATAGTCTACGCTCGCCCTGTGGACTAACATATGTATGAGTCCATGGGGCTACACAGAAATAAGTACTTATTTTTTTAGTCGTCGACATGTTTTAACCACACCTCATCGTAATTGCTATCAAATCTGCTGTATGAAAAATTAAAAATTTCTTTAATTCCGTTTTTTTCAAATATAATTTGATCAATGTCGTTATAATTGCACAATACATTTTTCACAATATTTTTATCAACATCTATAACTTTTCCTAATACGGCAAATCCTAATCTAAGTGATCGGTCATTTGGATCAAGATTTTTATCAATTAACCATTTATTAAATTGTTCAATGGTCGCGTCATCAATGTCTGAACTAAGATGCAATAACATATCACCGCTTAACAAGCGTATAGGTTCCACGTTTTCGTCGTTCAATTCTTCGTCTTCTTCTATAAATGCTTCAAAGTAAGTTTTCCCCACCTGTGGGTATCCTAAAAATACATCTCCAAAAATTATTTTTTTTGAAAAAATATCATCAAACACAGTCGGCAGCATTGATAAATTTTTAGGAGCACGCTGCCAACTTATATTAAGATGCATACCTGCGTGGTCGGGATCTTTTTGTAATAATGTATGTAATTCGTGAACTTCTAAATTTAATCTACATATTTTTATTCTAATATCGGGGGATGCTGCATACATGTAATTACTAGTTCTTTGGGCGGATCCAGCTAACTTAGGAAAATAATTATGTATTAAATTCATTTTTGCATTATTGGGGCCTTGAGCAAAATCATCGATTGATAATCTTTCTAATAATTCAGGTTGTTCAGTTACAGGATAACCAGGGTGCTGATTAGATACGAAATCGTATTCGCTGATGCTATCCAGTGTTTTGTTTATTTGCTCTATCATTTGTTCTACGGTCAACGGGCTGTGACTCATAAAGATGTGTTCTTTTTTTAACATTGCCCTTGATTTTAATTCATACAATAATCTATCGGCCCATATTTCAACCGCTGGGTGATCTAGTAACTGAATACTAAGATAAAAAGGATCAATATTATTAATTAATCGGTTTACAAGGCGTAAAGTTATTATAGTATTGATCATAGTTGTATTCTCGATAAATTTCATACAGTTCAGGAGCGACTAATTTTAAATTTTGATTTCGAATCTTATCGATTTCGGCTAAATGTTTTGCTGTCTTGTAAAAAATTTCATCGTGGTCGTGTTCTTCGTCTAACCAATTTTGCATTATATCTATATCTGTTGGTTGATTATCCCAACCGGCGGTTATTAGTTTTAATTCTTTTAAAGATTCTCTGGCTAAAATTTTTAATTTTTTAGGAGCATTTTTTATATTGAATTCGTTTGGCCCCTGCAATATATTAAAAGAAAAAGGTGTGTAGGTGTTTATTAATTTATTATCTATAAGATATTTTACACAATCATGCATTCGATGTATATTAAAAATACTAATCGTAGGTGAATATCCCATTTCTATGTTAGGATGTTTCTTTTCAAGTTCAATTAATAGTTTTATATTTTTTGCTAATCTGGGCCAGCTAGTTCCGTTTCTCCAATATTCAGCACGATCGCCTATCTCATCTAAACTAACATATATTGAAACATCCTCAAATTTAGGCCACAGATCTAAAAAATTAACTCCCTTATATGACAATACGCTTAGATTGGTACTGTAACGTAAACCCACATTAAGTTTATTTTTATCTATTAATCTTTGTATGATGTCTAAATGTTCTGGCATTAAAATGGGCTCACCTCCAGCAAAATATATTTCTTTAACATATTCTATTTGACTGGTTACTAACTCGTCGTGTATTGAATAGTTAGTATTAGGATCAAATGTAACAAACTTTGTGATACTATACTTTGGAGGGTTACCGTAGAGTGAGATATGATCTTGGTACCAACTGCTACTGAGATCCGGCCCGCAGGTCCTACAACTTAAATTACAAATGTTATTAAATCTATAATCCCAGTATGACAATTTTAAATCTGCTGAATAATCTTCTTTGGTGTTTTCTAATTGTTGTTTAGTTTCTTCCCAAAATTTTGTAGTTATAGATTCTCTAAGACTAGTAATAGAATGTTTTTCTTGTACATAACATCGATTACAAATATCTGGTCTTTCCTTACCTTCGATCATATCTTGGCGAAGAGTTTTATAATTTTCGTTATTCCATATTTCTTTAAAAGAATTAGATTCATTTAAATTGCCCAATACTTCGTGGTAATCAGACATACAACAAGGAAACACTCTTCCATCGGGCCAAGTATGAGTATGTACCCAAGGGGCTGCACAAAAAGACTTATTTTTTCTTAACAAGGCATCCGGTTCTAAAGAAACAATATCTATTATTTTTTTATTCATATTTGGCCAAAGCATTGTCTATATTTTTGTTGTCCGGTGTTAATATCCAGCCTTCTTTATCTGCTAGTTCTTGTACTGCTAAGTCGGTGTCCGGAATGCTATCAACCCAATCTGTTAAAATCTTAGGAAATACATAAATGCTTTTTTTTCTACGCTGGTCGTATTGCTTGTAAAAAGTTTTAAAGTCTCTCCACAGTGTAATAGGATTGCTAGTTCTGCGATGAGGAGCATCTACTGTAACCAGATAGTCAATTAGCCGTTCAATGCTAGCACGTTCAAATTCGTGCCAGCCTATGTCATTTTTATGTTCTTGCCACCATGTGTTTAGTTTAGTATGACAATGATCCTTAATGTGATTCGGCAATGCTAACGGGCTTTGAAAACTAGGAAAACGCAAAAGATTTAAACTTACTGTTGGTGTTCTACTCTGTGTTAATATTTTTAATTTGTATATTTCATCAAGAAATTCTGTAATACTAAAAAGACACAAACTGTTAATGGTCATCATAATATGAACACCATCGTAATTTGCTTCAGTTAAAACTCGTGTTAAATTAGATTTCCATAAATTGTAATCCAGTCCATCACGAATATATTCTGCTTGTAAATCAATTGCTTCGCAGCTTGTGTATAGCTCAAAATGTTTGATGTTTTTTGATTTTTCAATTAACTTGTCAATTATTTCTGTCTTGGCAATCAAGTTAGAATTAATAGCAAATCGCATATCTGAGTTTTGTGCTTCAAACCAATCAAACAACTTCCAAGTGTTTGCACTCATTAACGGTTCGCCGCCAGTAATTCTTAATTCCTCGAGGCTTTCTGATAATCCGTTATCCCACCATTTCCAGAATGCCTGTATATAAGGATTGTCTTGGTCATCCTTATATGGTTGAGCCCAAGCACCGTCGTGATGAAATGCTCCTGCACCGTCGCTGACTAGATTAATATACGGACCGTTGTTTTTAATATCTTTAGCCCAGGTAGTTGAAAAGCTCGCATTACAATAAGAACAGGCCAAGTTACATACTCTATCAAATGCAATTTCAAAAGTTTTAAGATTTACATCTGAAGTACTGTCCATCTCAAATGCTTCTTGTAATTCGTCGTCACTATATATAATACTCTTAAAAGTTCTATCGCTAACTGCATCTTTGCCCATGTCTTCCATTTTCCAGCAATATTCGCATTCTCTAGGACGTTCGCCGGTCCGCATCATTCGACGCATTTCTTTTTTGTGTTCAGTATTATGTATAGCTGTGTAATTTTTTTTAATTTCTTCTATAGGAATAACGTGAGCGGGCGGATGATGGCAACTTGCTGTCGTGCCGCTGCCTAACCAAGTAGTAGCATTATACCACTTGGCTCCGCAAAAACTTTTACTTTTGCTGTCGATTACTCTGCGTTTGTATTCTTGCAAATTTTCGTTAGTGCGTTTAGGCATTCCAGTCCTTTAAGAGTGTTGCATACATAGGAAATATTTCTTTAAAATTTTTGTTTCTTCTACTATCATAGGCATTGATAAATTTTACAAAGTCAGCACGGTAATCATTTGCAGTTTGTGATGTTTTCAAATAGTCACAAAATCTTTTGATTTGATCCCATTCTTCGAGATATACTCTTGCATATTTTTCTTTTCTGTAATATTTAAGCCAATTTTGCACGGACGATTCAATAGCATCGGCATGTGAAATTCTTTGATCGGTGTCAAGCAAAGTACACTGTAAATGCGGCGGCCATCTTAGGTAATTAATACTAAACGGAATTCTATTGTAGGCAAAATCTTTGTTAAAGTCTTTTCGCAACGACATAATTAATTCTACAAAAGTTATAAAAGTTGGCAAACTTAAAATGTTAATTGTTGTCATTATAGACACAGATGACTCTGTGTTTTCCAAAACTTTTTTAACATTAGTAATCCACTGGTCAAAATCTAGTCCGTCTCTTACATATTCAGCCTGATCACCTGTGCTTTCTAAACTTGTATAAACATCAACTTTAATACCAACTGTTTTTAGTTGATTAATTTTTTCTATTAGCCTATCAATTAAATTATCAGGCACACACATATTAGTATTGATAGCCAATTCGATATTAACTGGGTTATCGATTAGATAATCAAATAATTTCCACATGTCTTTTGACATAGTGGGCTCTCCGCCTGTAATTCTCAAAACTTTTAATTTAGATAGGATTGTAGGAAACCATTTCCAAAATGCATCCACATACGGATTGTGTTCGGAATTAGCATAGGGAAATCTTCCTGACTGCTTGAGCCAGTCTAAATTATGAGAACTATTTTGCGTTGGATATTCTCCATGTTTTGTAATATCCTCCATCCATTTGCTGCTTATTTCAGGAGAGCAATATGCGCAGGCAAAATTACAGGCATTGCTAAAACTAATTTCTAAATAACTAGGAATTACATTATCATCGGGATTACTGTTGGCAATTTCATCAAATCTGTCCCAGGCCCAGTAGTCTGAAGTTTTATAGTGTCTATCACTGAAGTAGTCATTGTTTAAATCTTCAGTATTCCAACAATAGCTGCATTCAGCAGGCCGATTGCCCGCTAACATCGATGCCCGTTGTTGTTTTTTATATTTGCTGTTGTGTAATGCTGACGGATCTTCTGCTATTTCCTCTAACGGAATTTTATGAGGGCTGGGATGGTGACAACTATGATTATATCCGTTTTGAAGATACAGCGTTGTTTGCAACCATTTGGCTGAACAAAAACAAGGGCTTACATTATTGATTAGCTCGCGTTTATCTTTAAGAATTTGTATGCGTTGTTCGTTACTCATGTGTTTTCTCAAATATATTCTTTAGCCAATCGAAATCGTTAATCTTATTCAATTCTTTAAAATTGTTTTTATTTTCTTCGCCAAACTTTTTTCCAGCAATTGCTCCGTTGATAGCATTGACATCATCGCCTACCGTGCACCATTGATCTAATCGGAGTTGAGTTTCAGTACTATCTTGTCTGTCGATTAATTTACTTGATAATTTTACACATTCTCTAAATGCACTTTTCCAACTATTAAACGGATCAGTATTAAATGCTGTGATGTTACTAACTTCTGGCATTGGTTTAAAATTATTAGAAATGCTTGTAGTCATATCTGCAGTATTAATATTCATTTCGAGTGTTTTAATTCTAGGCAATAACTTAACTCCGCCGTATCCATATTTTAATCCATTTACTGGATTAAGGCTTCTCCATACATGAACGTGTCCCTTTTCATACTGAGGAACTATATAATCAAAATTAAAAGTATCTACAATAACAGCGTCGCCGTCAACAACATAAAATAATTCAGTATCTGCTAGTTTGGCTGCAGCAATGTGCGCTTGATGAATGCCTTTAATTCCGTGCACTCGTTTGGCTCTCGGAAATTTTTTTACAAGAGCATTATAGTTTTCGTCAGCAGTGGGTTCAGCATAACTAATAAACACAATATCATAAATTAAAACAACAGGAGTACTGGCAACAATATCTATTTCTTTTTTTTCTACAAAAAATCGATTATCAAACTCACGTTGCGAAATTAATTTGTTTTTTGGAAACAAACAAATACCATCGTAATAATTGCCATTTTTAAATACGTGAGTAATTCCTTGATTATAGAATGGCACCTGATAATTAAAATCATAATCTACATTAATATTGTCCCAAATTGCCCAAAACATCATTGAGGACGTTTTAGTTGTTGCATCTAGATACTCGTCGTAGGTTGAAATGTTAAACTTTTGAAATTGTTTAGGAGTACTGGCAACAATATCTATTTCTTTTTTTTCTACAAAAAATCGATTATCAAACTCACGTTGCGAAATTAATTTATTTTTTGGAAACAAACAAATACCATCGTAATAATTGCCATTTTTAAATACATGGACATACATATTGTCCCATTGAGTCGTTGTATAATCTAGTAGATTAACAGACTCGTTTAAATCTAAATCATCCCAAATAACGTAAAACATCTTTGTAAACGATTTAGATCTAATTTCATCATATGATGTTATGTTAGATAATCGTTGGGCAATGGGATATTTAGACTTTATTTTTTGCCAGTCTGTATCATTACCTTGTGATTTTGAAACATAAAAAATATCATACATTAGTTGGTACCGGCATCCTAAAATATGTGCTATTTAAATTCATTGTTTCATTATATAAATCTAACGTAAATTTACTTTGTTCTGCATCTATCCAAGGCCAATCTAATCCTAGCCCTATTTTTATTTTATCGCCTAGCGATTTAATTTCATCAACAAGTCCTTCTCCATTTACTTCTTGATAGGGCCTTCCGTATTGATTCCATATATCTCTAAGGATCTCGAAATCTCGAACATCTACATAATTCCATTGTGTGCAATTTGTCATCCAAGTGCCCAGTCTTGCACCATAAATTGCATATATGCCATTTTCTTCATGTGCGCCAACAGTGCTCCACATTCGCAATCTATGAATATTGTGCCACCAAACACGTTGCTGAATTTCCTGAGGCGGAACTTTAATTCCATCTACTAAGGTCATCTTAACACCTTCGCGAAATCCTGCTCTCCATGCCTGGAATGGACTGCCTGTGATAATACTTTCACTGAACGTTAATGGAAAATTACGGTACCCATCTTCCCAACAAAAATCAACCTGGCCTCGATCGCTGTCTGAGTTTTCGTGTGTTCGCATATTCAGGACGAAATCTTTTTTCCAGATCTTTAATCCACCGTTGCCGTAGCGTAGGCCATTAATTGCATTTTGACCGCACCATCCATAGACCTGTATCTTAGGATCGCTCATATCTAAATCAATATTAAAAAATTTAGGATCTACAATATTGTCAGCATCGACTGTGACAAACCAGTCTGTTTCTGATAATTCTGCAGCGGCTTTGTGAGCGTGGTCTGAGCCTTTAACTCCATGAACACGTTTTGCCCAGGGTACTTTATTACACAAATCTGCATAGTGCAAATCTGCATTAGGTTCGTCGTAGCTTAAAAAAACTACATCAAATTCGATAACTTTCATTTATATTTTATCACGTAATTTTTAAATAATCTTCTAGTATAAACACTAAATGGTTTGTGATCGGGATAGTCGATCACATGAGATTTACCTATTAGATCACTTATTTTAACATAAACTATTTGAAAAAGCAAGTTCGGATCATTATAATCGGTAATAAAAAAATTTAAACTGGTGTCTCCATCCCAAAGAATTTTACGAGGTTTAATAGAAATTTTTGGAGCTCGAGTGCCGCCAAATTCTTTAGATAGTTCTATTTTTAAAGTTTTCTTTTTTGAATCATAAGTTAGATATATATCCGGCTGTTTAATGTCTGAATAGTCTGTTGAAATTATTCTATGTAATACATCATCAATTTTGAATACACTTTTAATTTCTGCTATTTCAATGGTATTGGAATTAATATCAACTACGCAGGAACTTATTTTTACTTCGGCATTGATAATAGATTCGGCTAATTCTTGATCAACTGGAATCTTATGTTTTTCGTTTTCAAATGCACACGACGGACCAACTCCAACTACTTCACCGGTTTGAGGATTAAAAACTGCTACATATTCTATTACAGGAGGTTTCCAGTCTAAATACCATTGATCAAAATCTATCATTTTTTCCATGCTATTTCCTCAAGGATACTAATTATTTCTTGATTAATTTGAGTTTTTTCAACATAATGAACTATGGCATGCTGTTGATAATTACCTATTTTTAATTGACCCATTCGATTGACATAAAAGCCAACATGATCTGACCAGCAATCTGCAGGCCATGGCCAGTTTTGTATCATGGGTTTCATATGAACAACTTTTGGAAATTCTAAAGGATAGGCGATTTGATCTTGAATATCTAAAATTTTAGCAGCTAGAGCAAAAGCTTCGTCGGTGCCTACTACTTTAGGTTTGTATTCTGACAAAAATAAATTGCTAAATTCAATAGGATTTTTAATAATTCGCCTACCAAGATCAAAAAATTCTACAGCTAACTGACTGTCTTTTTTAAAAAAAGTATAAAAAGAATATAAATTTGGTAATTGATTTTTTATAAATGCTTTACGATAAAAGTTGTCTTGAATTAATTCTCCACGATAGGTGTAAGACTTATTGGCAACATAAAGATCACAATTTTCAACAAAATAATCTACCCAATGACTGTAATCTCTAGTAAACAACATATCCACATCAAGACATACTGTATTTTCAAAAGGGCTTAATTGATCCATCCATGATCTGCCGTCCCAAAACGTTTCTTGATTCCATTCGATTATCTGATCAAATACCCAGGGACTTTTTAAGTCGGCAACTTTTTCTTTTTTATCTATGACTAGGGCTACCTGATCGTATCCAGGCTTTTGTGTATTCTTAATGCTGAGAGCAAGTCCGTAGGCTAATTGTAGATAATCAATAGTTTTGTGTTCTGCAACTATTAGTAGGTAACCAAATTTCATACTAGGTCCAATAATTTGTCTTTGTTTCTAATAATACTTTGTTTATTCATAACATGTATATCTACATTAATCAACGATGCTGCACAAAATGTTGAATCTAGTTGCGGAGAAACAAGCACAGTCAGGCGACTATTATTAACATCATAAAGAATATCTCTATCTAACAGAGTTAAAACAGGGGGCAATCTTCCTGTTTTAGTTTCTTCAAATCCTTCTATAATGTGCTTGGCCACACTAAAGGAAATGTCATTCCTATATTGTTTAGAGTCAAATCTATAAGCGTCGGCAAAGTATTGATAGTTATTTTTAATGTAACTTACTAAATCAAAAAACATTTTGGTCTTTTGATTTTTAGTAAACATTACTGTGGTAGCCCAATATAGTTTTATTCCCACATCGGACACATATTGATCATGATACCCTAGTCTTTTTTGATCATATATATCGTTAATAGATTCGCCTATTAGTAGATCGTCATCTACATTCCAATATTCGTTTAGTCTATCGGAAAATATCAAAAAATCCCCATCTATTAATAATGTTCGATCATACGGTGTTACGTCCCAGGCAGAGTATCTATTAGAATTAATAAACGGTACTACTGCATTTTCATCTCCGTCATATAATCGTCTGCTATTATTTGTTTGGGGAGTATCTACAATTATAATGTTTTCAAATACGGTATTAGCTTTGGCAAATATTTGAGATTCTTTCATCCACTCTACTGTAGGAGTGTCGGTAACCAATGAGACCGGCACATTTAAATATTTTTTAGCAAGGCCGCCTGAAATAACTGACAGCAGTGCATAATCAACAGACCTATGATTGTGAGCGTAAATTAATATACCTTTGGTCATTGTTCTAATAATTTTTCAACTGATCTACTTTTCTTTAAGGCCTGATAAGATTCAAAATATTCATTTGTTGTTTCAAAATATCTACCGAATATTTCGTCTCTAAAAATTTCAAGATTGTCGATTAGTATAGGATTATCATTTGCATCTAAAATTACAACTCCTGTCGTTCGTCCTTTGTTGCACAATGTTTCTACAAAAGTTAACAAGTTTCTATCGATACGAAACAGACCACCATTAACCCCGTAGGTTAATTTGGCATCAATACGTTCTTTAAGAGTTTTTCTTTGGATTGAAAGAGTCTGCTGATAGTTAGCAAACTCTAGAGCTTTTTTAAGCTGCTCTTGCATAATTTCTCCTCGATTATCTACGCAGTTTATTTATCGAGGTGTATTCTTTGAGAATTTTTTTACG